ACAGTATGGTATTAACATTATGACTTGTGGTGATTGTAAAATAGGAGATGACTACTATGACGTCCATTAGGCCAATGACTGATGATGAAAGAAATAGAGCTAAAGAAAGAGCAATGACTAATATGCTGACTAAGGATCATGAAAAAGTTTTTAAAGCATGGGTTAAAGAAGGCTATGTTAACGATGACACAATAGATAACTATTTGTATTGGGTTGGAGACTGGTATCAAAAAGAAAAGGGAAAAGATGATTAAAAGAGTTCCTTTAAAATCTGGAGATGAAATGGATGCGTTTAGCAAATCTCGTAAATTTCTTAACTTTAAAAGAGGAGACTTGAAAAAGATTAAACGTGCTTACAACAAAAGACTTCGTAAGGCTAATAAGGAGACATGCCAATGAGTATTACTACATCTATGGAAGTTATGATTCAAAACTGTTTTAGTAAATTTTTTGAAGAGCTTAAGTTTCAAGGAATTGAGTTGAGTCGAGATTTAATAAAAGATATTGAAGATTTAGAAGCTGATTGTATTGAAATTACAACAAGTCAAAACAGTACAGAAGCAGAAGAATGGTACGAAAACGGCTATGAAAGCGGTTTTGAAAACGGTCGTGAAGACGGTTATGACGATGGTTGGGATGATGGTTATACTGCTGCAAAAAAAGAGGAAGAAGAATAATGTACACAGTAGAGTTTATTGATGACGATGCTGTTATAACTACAATGTCAGAGGATGATGACCAAGAAGATGTTCAAGTTATTATTGGTGATAATTCTACTGTATTTGTTAGACAGTGGCAAGAATATAAAAACGAATTTGATGTTGTAGTAATGACATTTCAACAGCTACTTGACATTGTTGCTGCTGTTAACAGCCCTGAAGGTTTATTTAAATTAGAGCTTATCAAGGATAAAAAATGAATAAAATTAATAAAGAGCTATATCAGAAACTAGCAATAGATTTTTATGGTGATACCCACGTACACGCTCAAAACTTAAAAGCAGGTCTTCGTGAAGAAGTAGAAGAAGTATGTGCTGCTACTAGCCGTGAAAACCTTATTGATGAGCTAGGTGATGTACTATGGTATGTCACTATCTTAGCAGATAATGCGGGTTTAGAGCTAGGTGATATTATGTTAGCTAATATTAATAAGCTTGAAAGGAGAGCTTTAAATGGAAAGTAAAGTACATAGTATAGAAGTGGTTTCTATTGATGAACATGAAGATGGCTCTGCAACACTAGAGTTAGATCTTGACAAAGAAACTTTTGCTCAAATCTTTAACATGGGGTTTCTTGAGTTAGTTCGCAGAGGTATGGAAACTGAAGAAAACAAAGAGTAAATAATACCTGACGTTAAAGAACAATTAAAGGAGCTATTATGTTAGCTATTGTTGATGGTGATGTATTACTATATATGAGTATATGGGGTGCAGAAACTAAAGAAGAAGCACGAGAAAACTTTGATAGTCTTTTTACTGCTATTTTAGAAGACTTATTTACAAATGATTATGTCATGGCCTTAGGTGGTCCTGATAACTTTAGAGTAGACGTATACCCTGAGTATAAAGCTAATCGATCAAAGTCAAAATCTACAAGACCAGACTGGTTCTTAGATTTGAAATCAGATGTTGTAAATGAATATGACGGTTGTGTGCTAACAGATAACTGTGAAGCTGACGACATGGTTCGCATTTGGGCTAATGAGTGTAAGCAACCTTATGTAATTGTCACTGTAGATAAAGATTTAGACTGCATTGAAGGTCTTCATTACAATCCTCGTAAAAAAGAAACTTATACAATTGACAAAGACTATGCTGATTATTTCTATTGGAAACAATTACTTATGGGTGATAGTGTAGATAATATCCCAGGTATTCCTAAAGTTGGGCCTAAGAAAGCTGAGAAAATGCTTGATGGTACAACACTACCTGCACATCGAAAAGAAATTGTTTGCAAAGCCTATAATGATTTTTATAGTGAAAAAGGCCATGCTCATATGTTAGCTAATGGAAAGTTATTACATATCTGGCGCAAACAAGATGATCACTTTAACTTGCCAAAAGAAAAGTACAATGCCTATGTTAACAGATAAAGGCCACTGGGAATACAATAAAAAGTTTGATCCTAGTGAGTGGTTTGGCTTTGTATATTGTATAGAAAATTTAACTACTAAACAGTATTATATTGGAAAGAAACAATTTTGGCATGGCGGTAAAAAGAAATCTAGAACTTACGGAAAAGCAATGACATGGAAAACCTATGTAGGTTCTTCTAAAGCTTTAAAACAAGACATTGGTAAGTACAAAAAAGATAACTTTAGATTTGAAATTGTAGACCTTTACAAAACTAAAGGTGGGCTATATTATGCAGAAGCTTATCTACAAATGTTATCTGATTGTATGACAGAGTATTTGCCTGATAATGCTACGCCTAGGTTTTACAATAGACAAATTGCTGCTATTAGGTTTGTACCAAAAGAGTTTCCTACTACAAAAACCAAGAGGTATGTTAATGTATTAAAGAAAAGGTTTTTATAATGGAAGTATCACCTATGGCAGTAGCCCTATGGATTGTGAGTGTAGGCTTACTAGCTTTCACTTTAGTATCAGAAATTATGGGTTATCACTTAGTTAACCCTATTACAAGTATTATATTCTTTTTATTGTTTCAAGAAATGTCTAAATTCACAGCACATATAGGAGCAGATGATGGGGACAATAGTCACTCGTAATCAACCATGTGAAAAGTGCGGCAGTTCAGATGCCAAACAAATTTATGAAGAAGGCTCTGCATTTTGTTTTTCTTGTAGAGCCTCTTTCCCTGCCCCAAAGGAGGGCAACATGCAACCAGTAGAAACACAATGGGTAGCGATTAATAATGACACAGTAACAGAAATTACAGAAGACTATCCGATACGTGGTTTTAAAGAAAGAAATATTTACAAACAAGTATCGGAGCATTACGGTGTTAAAGTATCTTATAATATCGATGGAGATATTTCTAGCCATTACTATCCTTATTATGTGGGCAGCAAGATTTCCGGTTACAAAGTCAGAGAGCTACCCAAAACCTTTACCTCATGTGGTACCGTCAAGGGTGGACTATTTGGACAACAACTCTACAACGGCGGTAAAAGACTAGTTATAACGGAGGGCGAGTTAGATGCTATGGCAGTCCAATCAGCTTGGTATAAGAAGTATAAGACTTTTTATCCTGTGGTTAGTATTCGTAGTGCTAGTTCTATACGAGATCTTATCGAATGTCGTGACTGGATTCGTAACTTTGATGAAGTTATTTTATGGCTTGATAAAGACGAAGCTGGTGAAAAAGCAGTAAAAGAAGCTGCTCGTATAATAGGCTATGATAAGATTAAGATAGCTAAATCAACAGAAAAAGATGCTAGTGATCTTTGGATTAAAGAACCTGACAAAGTATTAAAAACAATCTACGATGCCGTAGACTATACACCTGCAGGTATTCTTACTAAAGATGAGCTATGGACTCAACTGGAGGCTTATAATGAAATTGAATCTGTACCTTATCCCGACTTTATGGAAGGTCTTAATGAGAAGCTTAAAGGTATGCGATTCGGAGAAATCACTCTCTGGACTAGCGGAACCGGATCAGGTAAAAGTACGCTTCTTCGGGAAATTGCTGTACATCTTCTTGAAAGAACTGAAGATAAGATCGGCCTTATCAGTCTGGAAGAAAGTCCCGATGAAACTGCAAGAAAAATGTCTGGAATGGCTCTTAGTAGAAACCCTGCCAAAGAGGAGATCCCTATAGATGAACTTAAAGAAGGATTTGATACTATTTTCAGTGATAACCGTGTTATGGTCCTTGATCATCAAGGTTCTATATCTGATGGCTCCATCATGGATTTTCTTGAGTATATGTGTCTTAGCGGTTGTAAGTATCTCTTTGTGGACCACATTACTATACTTGCTTCTGAAGGAACTGAAGGACTTACCGGAAACGAAGCGATAGACAAAATTATGAATGATCTTTTACGTTTGGTTAAGAAGTATAACGTATGGCTAGGTCTTATTAGCCACTTGCGTAAAACAGATAACAAAGGTAAAAGCTTTGAAGAGGGTAAATTACCTTCTATGGATGATATTCGTGGTTCTGGTAGTATTAAACAAATCAGTATGGATATTATTGCTTTTGCTAGAAACGTAGGTTCAGAGAGCGAAGAAGAAAGAAATACTATTAGGACTAAAGTTCTTAAATGTAGATATACAGGTTTAACTGGCCCATCGGGTTCTATGTTTTATAACTTTGACACAGGCAGATTAAGAAAGGGTTCCGATGAATTCAACGAAGAGAACTTTGAGCGAGTTTGATTCTCCACCAGACGAGTTTTGGATGTCTATTATATTACAGCTACTAGATGGTGGTGCAGATGTATCAGAAATTAATCCTAATGTAATGGAATTTATAGAAAAGATAGTTAACTCTTTTCACAATATTAACGAACAAAATACAGAGTTAGGTGACAGGTTTTATTATTTTGCAGACACAATAATGAATTCACATTTACAATCAAAAAGGAACATGCATTAATGTATAGTCAAACAATGACAGCGGTTTATAATTCACTTAAGAAAAAAGGGTTTTCAAACGAAGACTTTGATAAATGGCTTCTTAATCCTAATATTAGAAAGTTGTACCCGCAAGCTGCATTAGATGTAATTAGCACTATGTGGTATTCAGCAGTATTAAAGCCTAAAGCCAAAAAGAAAAAACCAGCGGCTAAACCGTTGGATTCATTTAAGTATTTTAAC